ATCCAAAACGAGACGCATCCCGTCTGACAAAAGTCTCAATATTGGCGAAGGTTCTCCCATGGGCCCATTATCCCACAGTTTTCATAAACCTACAGGTTGTCATCAAATTTGGGTGATTTGAGTCCGAGATTGACCTTTACGACGCCATTAGGAATCACCGCAAAGCGACACTTTCCCTCAGGCTCTACGGGGAGGGCAATAATCTTGCATGATGAGCCGCCTTCCCATAAAACGCAATTTGCACACTTGACGCCAATACTTTTCTTGGCATTCATGGCAGCGGGCTTGTATCCAGCCCACACCCCATCCCCATCTTGGTCAAACTTTCCATACTTCTGAGCAACCGCCAGCAACGAAGCCGCAAGAGCAGTCTCCTGCTGGTCAACGAAGATTTTGTCGCCCTCTTTCGGGGTGTCTATGACAAGACGCATACCGCCTGACAAAAGTTTTAGAATTGGTGAAGATTCTCCCATGGGCCTATTATGCCACATTTTTAATAACTCTACAGGTTGTTTTTAATAGACCTACAGGTCATCATCATCAAGTATTTTCTTCCTGTCACTCAGACCTTTGGCCCGAATTAGTCTAAATAATTCCTCACGTCCAGAATTTGTGATGAGATATTTCTTCTCGGGAAATTCTTGTAGGAATCCATACTTAACCAGCGTTTGGGCGGACCTTTCAACCCTGCTTGGTTTTTCTAAAGTTACAACAACCCGAAGTGCTTCTTCTGCCGAAAATGGTGTTGGAAAAATTTTAGCCACCATAAGAAGGTCGTGGGTGATTGAGTTATATTTTATCATTCTTTATTAAAAGTGCCAGCGTTTTGTAATCCGGGTGCTGATGAAGCGCTTCGAGATTTACTGAATACTTATTGTTCCTCCCAGTTTTCTCAGCGACAACGATACCGGCATCCGACCAAAAGGCAACTGCCTTCTCTACCGCTGACGGAGAAATGCCCAGTATTACGGAAACAGCCACTTGGGTAATATCTGGGTCCGCAATGATGGTGAGTAGAACTCGGCCATTTGTAGAAAGAATGCCACCCTTTCTCAGTAAATCTTTTGATTCCCCCCACGTTGTTAACAAATCGTAAACATTCATTGCCGAATCCCATCGATGTAATTACTGTTTCATCAACACCATATACCACAACCGTGGAGGTTCGGACATGTTGGCTGGCAAACTCAATACACTTGAAGAGAAAAGCAGTGGGTGTCGCATGAAGGACATCATGGCATCTCTTGATAAAGACGATGCACGGGCACTTGATTCTGCCATTCGTAATCCAGGAATCTCAATCCGTGGAATTTACGGAGCACTCCGGAGTGAGGGAATTATCGTTAGTCGCGATTCCATCGCCAAAGGAAGGGAATGTGCAACTAACCCCAATTCATGTAGATGTGGGGCATTCTCCGAGGGAGGAAAATGATGAATCTCTCAGACAAACTAGATGCCGCTATCCAGAAAGATACGAGCAACAAGACGCTTGGTGCCATTGCAGAACTTCTCAATAGAAATAAAATTGACATTGAGGAAGTCGGCGAAATCAAAAAGATTTCGATTTACCAGTCATTGACCAAGAATGAAGCCGGAGAAGCGGAGGTCCACGACCTTACCGCAATCCAAATCAGTCCCAAGTGGGAGACTGGTCCAGAGTGGCAAGTTATTCAGCGTGGTCCTGAAATAAAGATTCCGAAAGCAAGTGGTACTCCGGCAAAGTTGGCAGAGTACAAAACCTGCGTTGTTGTTCCAGATATTCAGTTCGGATTTTTCAGGAATCGCGATGGAATCCTAGAGCCAACTCATGATGAAGCGGCAATTACGGTTGCGCTCAACATCATCGCTCACGTAAAGCCAGACCTGATTGTTTGCGTCGGAGATAACTTGGACTTGCCCGAAATGGGTAAGTATGTGACATATCCGAGTTACGCCCTAACGACCCAAGCAACAATTGATAGGGCTACCACATTCTGTGCAGAAATGAGGGCTGCTGCGCCACATGCCAAGATTGTTTGGCTTGCTGGCAACCACGAAGAGCGCATGCCCAAGTACATAGTCCAGAATGCAACTGCCGCCTACGGATTGCGTCGTGGAAATACTCCAGAATCCTGGCCCGTTCTGTCTGTTCCATTCCTATGCAGAATGGACGAATTCGGCGTTGAATATCGACCTGGCTATCCAGCGTCAGACATCTGGGTAAATAAAAAGTTGCGCATTATCCACGGCGACCGTGTAAAGAGTGGTGGCTCGACTGCCCATGTGTATTTGAATGCCGAAAAGAGCAGCATCATCTACGGGCATATTCACCGTATTGAGTGTGCCTTCAAGACCCGCGAAGACTGGGATGGCCCACGAACAATCATGGCGGCATCCCCAGGTTGCTTGGCTCGCATTGATGGAGCAATTCCAAGTACTAAGGGTGGCGTCGATTTGGACGGACGGCCCCTGACTCGCCATGAGAACTGGCAGCAGGGCCTCGGCATAGTCACCTACGAGGACGGCGGAGACCACAAGTTCGCCTACGAGTGTGTTCCGATTTACTCCGGATGGGCAATGTTCAGGGGTAAAGAGTTTGCCGTATTGCCAGAAACAAAAGCCAAGCCTGCTACAAAGAAAAAGTAGGAGGCCTGATGACGACCGTTGTTGCCATTCAGGGTGATGGATTTGTTGTCATGGGGACCGACAGCAGGCTATCTGCTGTAGATACAAGTGGGTTCGTAAGCAGAATTCACACTATGAACAGCAATGTTTCCAAGATTAACCAAATCAATGGAATGCTCATAGGCATTGCTGGCGATGTCAGGGCAATCAATCTTGTTTCGCATTCATTGCAGGTTCCTCAGGCGTCAGCCTCATTGCGGGGAAAGAAACTTGACGACTACGTCACAAATAAGTTTATCCCTGCCCTCCGTGCCTGTTTTGACGCCAACGGATACTCGGCACCACAGAAAGAGTCATCAGAACATATTGCTGAACAGGGCTCTGAAATATTACTTGCTGTCAACTCGGTCATTTATCAGATTGATAATGATTACGCATGGAGCAATGACGCCTCGGGCCTGTATGCAATTGGCACAGGAGAACAGTACGCAATAGGTGCTCTTGCTGCGCTATTGAAGACAAAAGTCACGGCAGTTGCAATGGCAAAAAAGCATTGTCTAAATGCTCTCGCAATCGCAGCAAAGTTTGACCCACACACGGGCTATCCATACCAGACTTTCCAGCAAGAAGGTGCTGGCACTGTGCGTAGGACTGCCAAAACAAAAATCGAAGTGAAGGCATAAAGTGAGCATTGAACCACCACTATTTCAGACTTTTGCATGGATGGACGATGCTAACTGCCGGGGGAAAACGGAAAAGATGTTCCCTCGTGAACACAAAGACATCACATACATCGTTGAGGCTCGCGCCCTATGTGCTGATTGTCCGGTGAAGTCTCAATGCCTGGAATATGCGCTTGAGTTCCCGCCCGCCGACATGCATGGAGTTTGGGCTGGCCTAACTAGCAGGCAACTTGCAGCAGAACAACGACGAAGAGGGGCGGGCCCCAAGCGACCTACGCTTGCTCAGATGTGGGGCGATTAAATCTTCTGACCGCATGCACGGAACAAGATTGATGACTCTTCAGTCAAGTTCTTGTTCTGCATCAGTAGGCCAATGAATGCGGCATCGTTGGGGATGTTGATTGATTTAATCTCTAGACTCTCCAACACTCGCAACAATTCAGCAACATCAGGTTCGCCTCGCTCTGGGGTTCCACGCACGATGCAAATCATGTACTTGGAATCAAGAGCAATCCAAAACATGCGCCCTGGAATCAATTCCTTTTTCATTGTCATCATGTCAATAAGTTGACTGATGTCTGGGAAAAGTTTAATCACACCAGACTTTTCTTCGCCTGTTTCGTGGTCAAGCAATGCCAAAACAGCGTCAGCGTCAACGCCAGTGATTGCAACTTCTTCTTGTATCTCTACGGTGCTCATTCAATCCTCACATTACATGTGTCACAAAATGTCATACCCTGAAACTCCACTAACTGTATATCGCATTTCTGCTTCCCGCAAGGCTGCAAGACTGTTTCGCCAGTGAAGTATGAGCGTACGACATCCAGTGGCTCGGGAAGGGAGAACTGTGCACTTCCCGGAGGTGGGATTCCCCTCTCCGAGCGCATATGCTCCCAGGTGCAATAAAGAATATATTCCGCAAGCGTCATATTATTGCGTTTTGCTGCGGCAAGAATCTCGTTCTTGAGCGAACCCTTAACACGCAGGGCGATGTTATACAAGCGGTCAGGGTGTTTGGCGCGAAGAGCCTTTTTACCCATTTTTCAACTTTGGGGGGAAAAGGTAGTACAACTCATTCGGATACCAAATTATTCGCCCAAACGGCTTCTCGTTACTTACCATGACTCTTTTTATCCAGCGGTCAGTTCCGTCATAGCGTGAAACAAACTGCGTCCGACCGTGTGCGGTGTTCCAGTTATCAATAACGACAATCTCGCCAGTTTCTAAATAGATTGTGTCTTTGTTCTTCTGAACAAGTTTGGTGAATTTATCTAGGGCTTTTTGTGCTTCAGGTGTTGTTCCACGCATCGCCGTTTTGTCGTAAGTCATTTTTGTACCACGTTTGTTAATGACTTGTTTTTTTACTTTCCTATCCTCTTCACCTTCATCAAGGAAACTTTTATCGACGCTGGTGATAAATGACCTCTTATTGAGTATCTCAATCTCATCTTGTTTGAGCCCCTCCATAATATGGCTCAGGCAAGAGAATGTTGTACCTGCTGCTGGGTCACCCCTAAGGCAAAAAAGAACTACATAACGGGGAGCCTTGGGGTGAAATGCCGTTTCCGTATGCATCTCTAGTTCAACCTTTGATGATGAGGAAATCTGTTCAACCTCATTTTTCTTGATTGGGAACAAGTCCTGAACTAACGCACCACCCTGTTCTTTGTCGAATCCATACGGCTTTCCGAAATAACTCGCATACCTGAGAATTGCCTCATTCAGCAAGTCATTTGCTTTAGATTCTGGAACCGGCAACGACAGTGGTGTTGGTATGCCCGAAAGCAGTTCCTCTACATCAAGGCCCAGTACGTCTTTATCACGCGCAAATACAACACCCATCTCATCAGCCTTCCGTATCCCTCTGTACGAGCATCGTGATGTATTCAGTAATCGTCATTCCATAAGCCTGAGCCTGTAGGATAATGAGTCGCTTTAGGTCGGCATCTATCTTCATTGTGATAGTTGCTCGTTCAGACGTTGGCAACTTTGCTGGACGCCCTGTATTTCGTTTCATTGCTCTACCTTATAGACATCAGCCAAATAATTGGCTAAACGCTCGGAGTAAATGCCCATGAAGAACTCCCTATCACCATTTGTTGACAGACCAAAAGCCATTGAGCCAAGGGTCTGCAGTGTCGTGCTAAGAACTGGATGCATCTCACTGGATGTTGCGTGAGTGCCAGAGTTCATTCCCTGAATCAGACGCTGAAGTTGTGCCCATGCTTCCTGTGGCGAGGGAGGCATAACATCCAAATTGCCTTCAACAACTGCCCTGCGAATCATTCCTGGGGTGGGCATGAATTTGGCAACTACAGCCATTCTGGTGAATCTTTGGCGGACCTGCTGAACGTCGAGGTCGCGCAACAAATTCCACCAAGCACGAAGTATGTAATCTCTATCTGCCTCATAGAACGTCTGATTGAATGAGGCATAAACTTCCCTGACGAATTCTTCTAGTTCTACCTTCGTCATGTTCAGAAGTCGCCTTTTGCTTTTTTGCCTTCACCACGCTCTAGGAACATCTCTACATGCTCTACATCTCGGAAGATGAGCGTGATGTCGTCGTAGCGCTTATTGGCCTTGTTGCGCCCCATATGAAAATCAGAAGCAGCACACCCGTCAATTGCCTGCTTGCATAGTTCTACGCCGTAGTCAGCGATAGCCCACTTCATTTTGCGAACACGCTCTATATCAAGTTTGGGAACTCGCGCCCTGCCAGGACGCATTACTGTCACCCAATACTGATAGACCTCTTCTACTTCTTCTTCTGATACCCCTGCGCCCTTTTTGTTCTGCTCAGGACGCAGATATGGAGAGGCCCTCCGCTGCTTTCTTTTTTTGTTCGGTTCGTACGGAATTTCCTGCATATCTAGAGTCAGTCTAACGACCACCTCATCCCCTTTCATGAATACATCAAGTCTCGCGCGTGCGCGTGATTCGAATCGTGGATTTTCGAATGGAGACTAATCGACCCATTCCCGTTGAGTCAAGGACATATTCGTTCCTCAACGGAAAAAAATCTATCACCGAGACCCCACACTTTGGAGGGGGTTCCAGGGGGAACCTTTAGTTGACGATTTCCGTCGCCGGGGGTCGCCAAAGAGAACTTCTGGTCGTGGACTCAGAGTTCTACAGGTGTGCGGGCGCCCTGTTCGGTTGTTTCCGCCACCGTAGTGACTACCCATGTGGGTCGTCAAGCCATCTGGAGGGATTTCTCGAAATCGCCGTAAATTTCTCGAAGGAGATACACGCAACTCCTGCTCGGCGCGCAAAATTAAATAATTACTTTACTTGCACGAAGACATCGCACATGACTAAGGTTCCATCAGGCCAGAGGAGTTTCCCCCCTTTCTCTCCAACGGTCGACCGGGTTGAGCGGGCCCGGGAAGGCATTAGCAGGTGATGCCGACCCGGGTCCCTCCCCATAGCCGCCGTACGAAACGGGGCTCCCCCTGCTCTCCTAAGAAGAAATGGCCATCCCTAGTTTAGCGAAGATGTCGCCCATTCCCTGAGAACCAGGCCCAGTTGCATTGCTTTCCGCCACCGTAGCGTCGTAGCACGCAAGAAGGAACGTGCCGCGCTCCCACATCATCCCGATGCATGCGTAGCCGACGAGGTCCAAAACATTGTCCTCAATGGACTCGTTATTGGGTACCCGCGAAGAGCCCAGAAGATTTTCCAAGCGCGCCACTTTGTCATGAAGCCGGACCATCAATCCCTGACGGCCGAAACGCGAAATATTTTTATGCCCATAGTCGCGCTGCTTGCGGCAGACCACGGCGTGCACCTCGGAGTAGTCGAAACCGAATTTTTCAGAAAATCCCATTTTTGAACCAAGGGCCCGGGCCGCGGCGCCAAAATCTCTCCACGAGATGGCCACGTCTGCAGTATCGCCATCAACCGGTGCCCAGTGTGAATCGATATGCCATTCCAGGCGGTCTCTGACTTCGCCCAGCAGCCTCGAAACATCCAAGTGCGCCGCAGACGCGTAGTCGATTTCGTAAATCTCGCGAATTGCCTGCTCAGAGGCATCTTCCCAGTACTTGAACAACGTCAACTCCCATCAGTTCTGGCGGACACACGTGCGGCCGCTCAGAAATGACTTTAATTGATATTTTTCAAGAAGTCTTCCAGTCCGCCAGGGGGATTCTTGTCATACTCGGCGGCAATCAGGTTCGCAAAATTTGCCATTTGTATTTCCCATGCATTGCTTTGCTCTTCGTACGTATCCCAGGAAGACTCAATCTCGTGAGCCGTCTCCTGGACAAATTCATCGGCGAACGCGCCCAAAATCACGAATTCCGAAGACGACGGCAAAATCACCGGGCCATCCTGGCCAAGAACTTCTCGCGAATAATGAAATCCTTTAACAACTCGACGGCCGTCAGTTCCGACAAACAATAAATCACTCGGGACTTCCGTTGGCTCATACAGGTCAGGAGGGCGCGGCATTTCATCCGACATCTGCTGAAACAGTTCCCGCAGCCGTTCACGTTCACCCGGTTCCATCGACGCCAGGAAACCCAAAACCCCCAGAACTTCTCCAACGGTATGGTCCCCAATGGAGGGCACCCCGGGACTGTCCGACCCCTTCAAATCATTCAGGTATTGATAAAACTCGTCTTCTATCCCCATGGCCCGGTCCTTTCCGCCACCGTGAGCATTAGCACGTACCAAACTTACACCAGAGTAACAATTGTTTGAACTAGATTGCGGCCATGGACAACAACACCCGCTTTGCCCAGTACGTCCGGGCCCTCCAGCAGTATACATCTCGGGAAAATCACGCCGAAGTTCCCGCTCAGCACGTGGAGATTCTGGAAAATTCAGAAATCCGCCTAGGTGCCTGGGTCTCGTATATGCGGCAGCGTTATAAGAACTCAAAACTCCCCGCGCATTACGTTGAGGAATTAATCAAAATCACCGGTTGGACCTGGGGACCCCTCCGCCGCGGCCCGCGCAAGAAAAACGAAAGAAATGCCAAAATCCTTGAAATGCGCAGCACCGGCCATTCGATTACGCAAATCTCCGATGCTTTCAACATTTCCCGGCAGCGCGTGCACCAGATTGTCAAAAACAATGATGTCTGAGCGCCGCGTTCAAAAAAGTCAAATTCCTCCGGGAGCCGCGATGGCCTTATTGATTCTTTGGCTCTTCACGTTCTTGTTGACTCAGTTCGTCATCTGGGCGTCAGCCAAAATATTGGACATTGACGTCTCCTGGCTCGAGGCCGCTGGTCTGTCCCTAATGTGGAACTTCCTGCGGATGTGGTTCGCGGCCATGACCCAAAGCGCAAAAAACGTCGAAAAGTAATTTTTTTTCTGGACCCTCCTTCGGCCCGGTTCCTTTCCGCCACCGTCACACGTAGCATGAGCCTCTCATCGTTCTAGATAAATTTATCCAGTAACTCTGAACGCGTTATATATTTTTGGAGCCCTCCAGGCGCCCGGGAGCAAATAATCAATAAATCAATATCCCCGCTGCCGGAACCGGTCGCAGCGCTGAATATTCCTGCACATCGAAAAAATATGCACTAGTGTTCAAGACATCATGAGCGCGCACGTCATCCATGGAAATAGTTTAAATGAGTTGCCCTACCTGGAGGACTGCAGTGTTGACGCCATCGTCACCGACCCTCCGTATGAACTGGGGTTCATGAACAAAAAGTGGGATGCCTCGGGAATTGCCTACAACGTCAATATCTGGGCTCACTGTCTTCGCGTGCTCAAGCCAGGCGGACATCTTCTGGCATTCGGCGGCACCCGGACCTACCACCGGATGGCGTGCGCTATTGAAGACGCTGGTTTTGAGATACGTGACTCTATTAATTGGATTTATGGCAGCGGCTTCCCCAAGTCCCTGGACGTCTCTAAGGCAATCGACAAAGCAGCGGGGGCTGAGCGCGAAATTATCGGAGAACGCAAACTGGGGGGAAATGCGGCCCAATCCACGAAGGAAAAGGGCGGCACGTACGCTTCAAATACGAACAGCGTCGGAGTCGAGCCAATTTCAGTGCCCATCACAGCCCCGGCAACAGATGCAGCCAAGGAGTGGGAAGGGTGGGGAACAGCCCTCAAGCCCGCCCACGAGCCCATCGTGCTCGCTCGTAAGCCTTTTGAGGACACAGTGGCCAACAATGTCCTGGCGCACGGCACCGGAGCGCTCAATATAGATAAAACGCGTATCGGCGAAGGCGGCCAGGGAACCTGGGCCTCTCCCCGGGGAGGTATCTGGAAGACCGACCCAGACCAGAAAGCCGAGTTGCTTTCCTCCACCGTCGGTAGATGGCCTGCCAATGTGATTATCGATGATTCCATCGAAGCCACCTGGACCCCGTACTTCTACTGCGCGAAAGCCTCCAAGTCTGAGAAGAATGCGGGGCTAGACGGGATGCCCGAGAAGCGACCCGATGAAAGAACCTCTACGGGGATGGGGACATTTGAGCAAAAGGGCGTCGCTAAACAAGCAAATCATCATCCGACCGTAAAGCCGCTCGAACTCATGAAATATCTCTGTCGACTCATCACACCTCCGAATGGAACCATTCTGGACCCCTTCGCTGGCTCAGGAAGCACTCTGGTGGCGGCAACCCTAGAGGGATTCAACAGCATCGGCATCGAGATGACGGC